CTCATCAATCGCACCCATAGCAAACAACGTATCCGCCTCAGACATACGAGCAGCCCGAGAAGTAGTAATGCTAGAACCAGCCTTAACTTGCAACTGGAACCTCAAAGGCAAATCACCATTCTCCGTAGGAACATAAAAATGTTTCCCACCCAAAGAAGCAAACGACTGCTCACCCGACGGACCAACCAAAGCCACCGTCCGAGGAGCATCATAAAACTCGGCAATCAAAGCCGACGCCTTCTCACCCGCACCACGCAACGCAAATTCCAAATTACGCAACGCCAAACGAGTACGAACAAACGCCGCTTCCTGCACAGAATCCAACACACCCTGAGCATTACGACCAGTAGGAGTAGCACCACGCACAATCGCACTCAAACCACTAATCCGCTCAATTTCACCCACATAAAACGAAATCAACTGCATAGCCAAAGCAGGCTGAATTTGAGGAGGATTCATCCACTCAACACGAGTACCCGAATTGATAGTCAAACGCTGACCCGGCTTATTAGTTACACGAGTCCGCTGCAAACCAGAACGAGAATCCTCCAACAACACAGGATTACCAGACAACCAAATGTTGTGCTCCATAGCAGACAACAACCTATTGATTGACTTCTGAATAGGAGCCAAAAACTCTACAAGAGCCATACCCCAAAACTCGCCGGTTTCAACAGGCACATACCTGTCATACGGATGCTGCCCATGCGACCACAAATCAGTCGCATCAGCCTCCAACAAAACCGTATTACCAGTCACAATGCAGACATACCACTCATTTTCGGTGTCTTTAGTCCACGCCTCAATCACAAAATGCGAATCAGAATCAACATCTTTTCCACGCATCCGACCCTGACCCGGCAACCCGTACTCCATACCGCCACCAGTACCAGCAATAGCACCCGGATTTGCTTTAGGGCGTTTACCCCCAGCATTAGAATCCAACAAATTTGGGGCACGGTCAAAATCGTCGGTACCACCAGTACCAACCTTTGCAGAAGAACCCGGAAAACGAGATTCCAACTCGTCCTCAGATAACTCGTACACCTCAATAAAGAAACGACCATCACTCATATCAGTCGCATTCGGATCAGGATAAAACCAGAAAGGATCAACACGCCTCAAACGCACATCACCTAAACCATCCGCAAGACTGCCATCCCAAACAACCTTAGAAACACCAGTCCCATAAACTTTGCCGTCCCACAAAATCTTTTGTAACTCGGCATCAAAATTGTTTTGATACCAAGCAGACCGCAAACAAATACGCAAATCGTTAGCAATCTGACCCAACTCAGCAGAATTAGGGCCATTCGGATCAGCCAACGGAACAATATCAAAAGAAGGTTGCACATCGGTTTCCCACGCAACCAACGCATTCACAGTCGGCCAAATCTCCGCAACTTTCGGAGAAGGAATCCACGACTGAGAATTAGGTTGCCAAACACGATTATGCGTAATCTCATAATTATCAACCCAACGTTCCAACATAGAACGCCGATAATCACGAGCCTTATAAAAAAGACGTCGAACAGACGCAACTTTCTCAAAATCTACACGAGGACCCGCAGGAGATTTCTCATCTTCTTCACGCCCTTCAGGGCCACCAACCGATTCCTCTTGCTGCATAACACAAATACTACATGATTATTTGATTGTGTCACTTACATCAGCAGCAGAACGCATCACATAGTTATGTTCCAAACCAGTTTTGGCGCTCATCTCATCACTTTTCAACTTCAAAGCCTCAGACAACTCTCGCTTTGAATGAATGCGTTTACCAACAGACGGATTGAAATGATCCGGCCAAACAGGATTAATCCGAGGCGAATCAACCCGATAATCACGCTTCACATTTTCACAACCACAAACACTGCACCAAACAACATCCCGACTATCAGACACATCAGCAACAATCTGAAAACCAGAACCACAACCAGCACACTTATACGAATAAATCATTTCCACAACCTCAAAACAGGAACACACATTTCGCCAAACTCATCAAACTCATCCATCTCAGCACTAGTCACAGGAACACCATCATGGGTTTCACACAAAGGAAACGTACAAAAACCCTTATCCACCCCATAAGCAACCCACGCATCAAACTCAAGATCAATCATCTCTTTCACCCATAATCAACTGTGTTCTTGGAGAATCACCCGGACGCAAAGGTTTCAAACCATCACCATACGCCATGATAGGCCCATCCAAAACATGACAAGTTAACGCAATAGCAAACGCCATAACCGTATCGTCATGCGACTCGTTATCAGCATTGCCATAACCACCATTTTGCAACGTCACAAAATTCGACATCTCATCAAACGTTTTAGCGTGATGAATCACAAGCGAACCATCCATCACACCCTTCAACAACCAGCCAACCGCCAAATGTTTCGACTGCATAGTTGTAGACCAACCATACTGCTCACCCGAAAATTTGCCCGGAGTCGAATCAGGACGAGCCTTCCGATACAACTTCGGATACTCCATCCCCAACAACTTACCAATCGACGCATAACCCGGCCCCTCAATCTCACAAGTCACCAGCGCCTCGTTGTAATACAAACCAAGTTTAAACAACTCCTCAGCAAACGTGCCCGGATCAACCTTGCCACGCCACACAGCAACCTGTTCCAACGTCCGCCGATTCAACACCTGAGCCACCGCATAATCACCAAACGTTGAATGCGTCGGATCGCCAGCAACCACATACTGGCCCCAATCACTATCAGCAGGCGCACGAAACAACGTCAACGGCCCATTCGACGCCGGTTTGAACTCAACATCACTACCGTTACGCACCAACACGCCACGAACCCCACTCATAGGCTCATACACGGCACGCAAACGCTCCAACGGAAACACGTTCGTACCCGACGAAATAAACGCCTCCTCCGACGTAGCCGGATACTCCTGCATAAACAACAACTCGTCGTTCTGACACAAATTACGGATAGCCCAACGACGCCAAACAAGACGATCATCCAACTCGTCCGCAGGAATCAACTTTGCCAACAACTTTTCAGACGAAGAAAACTGGCCCAAATCCTCAACAGGCAACCCAACAAACGAAGCCCGATACTCATAATGTTTCCACCACGGAAAAAACAGAGGAATGAACTCAGATTCACCATTCTCCGCCCGTTTCCATTCCTGATGAAAATAGTTACCAACCCCATTAGCAGTCGATTCCAAAATGATTGCCGTACCGGGTGAATTAGGAATCGTTTGCCGCAACCCACCCATCGCCAACTCAGGTTCAGGCCAAAACGCAACCTCAGACCCATGCACAAAATGGATAGTTGCAGAACGGCCCACAGCCTTATTACCAGCCGTAGCAACCTTTATCTGTGAACCAGTCTCAACCCAACCCAAATCGTTCTTAGAATACGTTTTGGGGGTATACAACGACTTGAACTGATAATTGTCCCAATAGCGATGCGTCATCGCCAACAAATTCTGCGAAGCAGGAATCTCATGGGCAATCACCAAACCCCGATAACCCTCAAATAAGAAAGCCATCTGAAACAACAACGCCTCAGTAACCGTAGACATACCCAACTGGCGTGCCTTCAAAATAATCACACGAATACGGCCAGTAGTACGCAACTGATGCTCAACCGTTTCAATGAACTCCCGTTGCGCCCAATTCAACTCCAAAGGCTGCAACGTCAAATCCTTAGTCTGAATACGCAACCGTTCCAACAACGGAGCCAAAATCATTCAGACACCTTCTTCCTAGCCGGAACCTTCTTCGCAGGAACCTTCTTAGCCACAACAGGCTTAGACACCTCAATCACATCAACAGGAATCGAAAACAACTGACTCCGAATATCGTCATTCAACTGAACTAACTCATGACGCAACAACAACATCTCCGTATCAATCTGCTCACCCTCCTGAATGACTTTCATCAACGCAGGCACAGCAGTACGCAACAACTGCTGTTTTGCAGCCGGAGTCGCATTATCAATCTGCCACTCAATCTCATCCAACATCTTATGAACCAGCCGATGAACCCTCCCCTTAATTTCATCAGACTGACCAGCGGCAGCAACCAGCGCAGCAACCTCATCCATTACGCACCCGGCGAACCACAGTTACTTTCACCATCACACCCTGAAGATCAGTAATAGGAAACGCGTCATACTTCGACTCAATAGGGACACCCAAAGTAAGCAACAAATCGCCCTCCTTATTACCCGTATTAAACGACTTGAAATAAGCGTCAAACTCAATTTGCTCAGACATTTGAATCATCCAACCACGGCAACAACGACTCGCCCGGACGCAACACAGTTGTCTGCTCACGGAACTCGTCAGGCAACGCAAACTCCGTCGGATCAATCGCACGCCAACCATCAGGCGAGGCCGGACCATCCATAACTTCCGGCTCAACCCAATCAAACGGCTGCGCCGCAGTGTTCACTGGTTGAACAACCTTGTTGATTTCCTGAATCAACCTAATTGTCATGTAACCAGTCACAGCAATCAACGTTGCTGCCCCAATCAAATCACCAAATCGTTTCATAACACCCACCTTATCAATACCGGGTGAATGAAGGGACCTTAGAGATATACCCCCGCTTACAGAT